GTAATTAGTTATGGTGACAAGAATTATATCAGTATAGCAGAAGTACCGGCTGGTATTAATCCTCCTAATCCTGCATACTGGCAGTTAGATACTAATCAAAATCTAAAAGATATATTATCAACATATAATAAGAATATTGCAATTAACAACGCACAACTTGAAGAAGCAAGACGTATTGTTCCGTTGTCTGGTTATGACACGAGCAAATTGTATATTGTACCAACATATGGTCTTTACGAAAGTAACGGTGTATTATCAGGTAAGCTAGATCAACCTGCTCCACCTATTAGTGTTGTAACGAACAATACTGGAGCTCCTAGTATTACAGGATCTATCACTTACATTCGTAATTCTAAGTATAAGAACCCTAGTATAGGTATCAGGATAAGCAAAGATTCGCTTAAAAATATTTGGGATATGACAGCAGACATGTCCATAGATAAACTTGATAAGTTTACTCAAACTTCGATTGAAGTTACTAAAACTGCTCCAATGGTTTTAGCAGAAGGTTCCGGTACAAGAGCAATCAGCGGAGATAAAATTCTCACATTAACTAGTATGGGCCCAGTTACTGGACCATACGGTACTGCGGATAACACGTATGCCACAGCAGATCAAGATCCAACAGCATCAGGCTTTACGGGTACAGAACCATATGGTCCAGATACTATGGACTATCGTGCAGACTGTGATCCTAGATTTCAATATATAGCCCGTGCAACTCCAAGAAGTTTTGGTTATACAATAGGTTATTTAACAGGTGACGGCACCGCACCAAACGGATTGCCGAGTGGTTCAGGTATTAGTTTCCCTCAGAATCCACAAGTCGGTGATTACTTCTTGCGAATAGACTATTCACCTCAGATATTATATCGTTGGGACGGTAAGATATGGGTACGCATATCTGTAAATGTTAGAACAGATACTGGCATGACCTTAGATGACAAGGCACAAATATCAACTTTCATCAACAATGAAGATGTGATATATAACAATAATACGGCTAACTTAATACCTTCTGCACAACCATTGTCTAGTATATTACAGTTAGCACCGGATACAATACCACCTATAGTTTAAGATTTTCTCTAATTGGCATAAATATAATAAGGAATATATTTATGTCAGACTAGAGAAAAAATAAATGTAACACACAACCAACTCCTGAAAGAAAAGAAACATCCGTTCAATTCAAAAAATAGAATAGACCCTAATAAAATAATGATTTTTTGTTCACACTGTCAGAAAGAAGTATCTAAACCATCCTTTGGTAGATTTCATAAGCACTAAATAAGATATATTGAAAAGGTATTCAAATTGGCAAATTTTTTCTATGATAATCAGATCCGTCGTTTTCTAATTCAGTTCGCCAAGGTGTTCAGCAATTGGTCAGTGACTAAAGGTAAGGATCCTAACGGCAATGATATTATAGTGCGTGTTCCCGTACAATATGGTGACGCTAGTAGACAGGCTTCAACAATTATAGCTAACAATAGTGCAAGTAATCTTCCTACAGCACCTATTATAACATACTATATTACAGGTCTTGAATATGATCAACGTAGAACTCAGGATCCTTTCTTTGTTGATAAGATTAACGTTCGTCAACGTGCTTATAATCAAGATACCCAGCAATATGAAACAACACAAGGTCAAGCATTTACTATAGAAAGATTAATGCCAGTACCATATACATTAAGAATGCAAGTAGATTTTTGGACAACAAATTATAATCAAAAACTTGAGTTGCTTGAACAATTAGGAACATTATTCAATCCTTCATTGGAAATTCAGAGTACTGATAACTTTATAGATTGGACATCATTATCAGTTGTATATCAAGATGGGTTAACGTTTACTAGCCGCACTATACCCATAGGTACAAGTAACCCAATTGATATAATGAGTTGGAAGTTCTATATGCCAATATGGATTAGCACTAGTAGTAAACTCAAAAAGTTGGGTGTTATTACTAAAATCATTAATAGCATACATCTTGGTTCTACCTTACAGGATATACAGGATGACGATCTATTAAATGGAACTAGACAAAAACTTACACCATACGGTTATAATTTATTATTGATAGGTAACAGATTACAGTTATTACCTGCAAACGAAGCATTTTATCCGCCTAACACTGATCTCAATGAACCCATTCCACCTAATACTGATTTGTACTGGAGTAGTTTGTTAAACGTATATGGTGCCGTTAAACCGGGTGTAAGTCAAATATGGTTACAAAATCCATATATGGAAGATGACATAGTAGGTACTATTGTTCCAGATCCAGTTGACGATAGATTATTGATATATGATATCGACCCAGAAACTTTACCACAAAATACATTAAACCCAGTACACAGTGTTATTAACCCTCAATTACAAGGACCAAATGCAGGATTACCGGGACCAGTGAACGGTCGCAGATACCTTATAGTAGAAGATATAGGAAGTGACGGTAATTCTACTGTTGCTTGGGGAAACTTAGTTGCTAAGGCCAATGATATCATACAGTTCGACAGTGGTACAATGAGCTGGTATGTTGCGTTTGATGCGGCGGCAGCCACTACTGTTGAATATGTAATCAATTTAACAACTAATATTCAATATCGCTATGTCAGTGAAGAGGGACAATGGATGAAATCGGTAGATGGATGGTACTCCGAAGGTGATTATTCTATTGTGATTTAATACAAATATTGTTATACTCTATTAATGATCAACACTGCTGCCGGCTTATTCTTTTACAGTTCAAAAACGGGTAGATTTCTATATCTATTACGTAGCGATTCCAATTATAGTTGGGGCGTACCTGGCGGCAAAATAGAAAAAGATGAAGCATTATTTGAAGGGTTAGAAAGAGAGTGTCAAGAAGAAATAGGATACTTCCCAAAAGATGCTAAATTAATACCTATTCAAAAGTTTGTTAATAACACATTTACATATCACACTTTCTTTTGTGCAATCGATGATGAGTTTGTTCCTATATTAAATGATGAACATATAGGTTATGCTTGGGTAGGAGAAAATCAACATCCAAAACCATTACATCCTGGATTGTTTAGCACTATGAATATCGACATTGTAAGACAAAAATTAGAAACGTTGACTGATAATAAAAACGGGGGTTAATCCCCGTTTTTATTAAAATTTACCAACAATCATTTTTATTGCTTGAGTACCCGATGCACCTAATACTGCGGCTGCTCCCATTATCATCCATTTAATTTTTTCTATGTTAGACATTTTTTTTGATAATTCAGCATATGCAGTTGCATTGGCGTCTTTCATAGTATTCAACATTAGTTTGGTTTCATCCATTCTTCTGTCTAGACATTCATGTAGCTGTTTAACATCAGCTTTGAGATCGACAACCTTCTCATCCAAATTGTTAAATTGTACGTGAAGGACGGCGATCTCAGTTTCTGTCTGTTCAACTCTAGATTTTACAGCGTTAGACATTTTGTTAACCTATTAAGCGTTGTTAATAGTTACAACTGGGTTACTTGGTGTGTAGTACGCATTAGCTGCGGCTGCACCATTAAATGAAGCAATAACATCAGCGTCTGTTGTTGTCAATATTGCTGTACCTGTACCTGAGCCTGTACCTGATGCAGTGAATGTGATACCTGTCATGTTAGCATATGCACCAACTGCGGTCCAATCAGTAGTTCCTACACTGTAAATTACGTAGTCTTGACCTGCTGATAATGAACCGGCTGCTACTTGTGCTGGGAACAATTCTGACTGATAATCATTCAATGATGAAACAAGCTGTGTACCAGCTGCTGCATTAGTTGCAATGATAGCCATTGTGTTTGCTGTCAATGCTGCATTTGCAACGTTTGCTGTGTAACATACACCTGTTAGACCAGATGTTGCACCTTTTACTAGATACTTTGTCTTACCCTTCTGACGAACAATGAATCCTGCTTCTTCAGTTGAATATGCATACGATGCATTTGTAACAGTTGCCAATGAGCTGGCAGCTAATTGAATGTTACCTTGAAGAGCATTTGCTGTTACTGATGCATTAGCTGTTATTGCTACTGCGCCACCGCTAATAGTAGTAATTGTCATGTGTGTAGCGTTTGGTGTTGTTGCTACAAGATAAGCTGTGTTAGCAACGATACCATTAAATGTAGTATCAAATGCAACTGGCTGACCAGCTGTTAGTGTTAATGCATTTCCTGTAGTAGTAATAAGACCATTAGCAGCGGTTGCTGAAATAGCTACTGTAGAATTAGCAACTGATGCTACAAATCCTAAATTAACGTAATCGTTTGAAATACCATTAACGTTTGCTTGTGCTGCTTGTAACGCAGTACCGGCAACTATACTTGCTTCATCTTCCAATGGTGCATAGTATACATTAGTATTTGCTGTGAACGCTGAAAGAACAGCATTAGTATTACCAGCAACACCGATTGCAACAGCAACTAATGTTTGCTTACCATACTGTGTAGTATTACCACCTACAACACCAAATGATTGGCTGCTGCCTGTAGGTGTTGAAGTATTTGAATTGTTTGGATTATCGAATGAATAGTCAACAAGACCTACTGTAGCCTTAACTGTTACAGGACCTGCATCTGTCAATGTTGCTAATACTTGAGGCTGAACACTTAACTGAGTAGTTGACACAGTAAATGTATGTGCGCTTACTACTTCATTTACGTAATAAATTGTACCTGCTGTTAAACCACCTGTTGTAGTAGCTACTACAAAGGGCATACCTGCTATGATACCTTCACCTGATGAACTTGTTATACCGTCAGTTGGTTGTGAAAGTGTTTCTGTAACTGTTACAAGCTGTGTTGATGCACTGGTACCAGTGATTGTTAAAACTGCTTGTGATTTTGCGATTTTTAAAGGACGTCCCATTTGTTTTCTCCTGTTAGATGTCGGGTTCTAGCCGATACGCGGTGGGTACCGCATAAACTCTCACCATGAGAGTGTATGATGTATTTATCAATCGTGATTATTTTTAGACTAGTTTAGTTTAACGGACCGCCAACATTAGGTGTAGCTAAAACACCTGATGTACCTGTGTTAGCATATGGCATACCTAACTCAGTAATACTAAATGCTGCTGCGGTTCCTGCAACGTTTAAAAACGAAACAATGTTGCCTTGTCCTACAACAATACTATTTGATACTGTATTAGCAGGAATGATAGCACTATTTGCATTAGCAACAGTGTACGCTACACCAAACGGATTATAACGTGCAGTTGCTCCACCGATTGCTACTGCTGCATTCGCAGTTAGTGTTAGGCTTGTGTTATTTGCAATAGATTGTACTATACCTGCTGTATTTCCAGCAGTGTTTCCTATCCAAGCACCGATATTTAACTCAGTAGTAAAACTTGTTCCTGAACCAGTAACAACATTACTGTTAGTAGCGCATGTCACAGTACCAGTTAATGCTACATTTGGAAAACTAGTTGTGTACTGTATGGCTGAACCTGTAGTAGCGATTCTGACTTTATCAGTCGCTATATTTGCTGATGCTGTAGCTGAGCCACTTGCTGTATATACATATGATGTCATATCTTTTGTCCTAATGTAGTATTTATTCCGTTACGAGTTTAGAACTCTACTATCAACTTCTCAACGTCAATGCGTTCTCCGTAAACAACATAGAAACAGTTAACAGTTGAATCAGTAATATCGTCATTGACAACATATACTTTATTGTTTTGAATATCCTCAACATAAAGTTTTTGATATTTACCGATAGGTGTCAATGTAACAGTGATTGAGTTTGGATCAATAAGTCCAGTCCAATAATCAGGAAGTTCAATTACGTTTCCGTTAAGTGTTCCGCGAACATAAACGCCATTCTCTGGACCTTCTAACGATCCATAACGTAGTTTCATTCCTGGCTTTGTTGGGTGATCAATTAAGAATGATTTAGAAGCAGCAGAAAATGCACCATTTACGGTAACTGCACCAGTTGGAGCGATAGACATACGCAGACCTGAGCTTCCTCCGCCAAATGTACCAGTAGAAAAAGTTATGGTACTTGCTATAATTGCAAGATTACCTAGGGTATTTAAATTACCCGAAGTAACCCCTTCAATATAAGTAAGCTCTCCGCTACCGCCACCAATCTGTAATTTACCAAATCCAGCAACACCACTATCAAATGCAACACCACCGGTAGCATATAAACCATATCCTGTTGCATTTGCTGCTGTTGTTCTAACCCATAGACTATTACCCACTCGTATATCTGTTGTCGCATTTATATTACCAACATTAGCATTACCTGTAACACTTAATGTACCAGATGTTGATATGTTACCGGTTACTCCCGTATTACCTGCAACAGTTAATGATCCAGACGTACCTAAATTACCAAATACATTAGCATTACCCGTAGTATTCAATGTACCTGCAATGTTTGCACCAGTGCTAGTTACTACTAATACGTTACTAGTACCTCCAACAGACATTGCAATGTTTCCTGATGATATAGGGATATTTACGTTACTAGTACCATTTGCATGTGAACCAATCAAGTTACCTACTGTAGTATTACCTGTAACATTTAATGTACCGGTTATGTTTGCACCAGTACCTGTTATGTTAGCAGTATTATTACCAGCAGCATAAACTACGACATTGCCATTTAATGCAGGAATTGTTATGTTTGAAGTTCCATTGGCAATGCCATTTCCTGACGCTACCGCAGCCCATGAAAGACCACCTGAACCATTTGTTTGTAGATAATAGCCTGAACTACCACCAGTGATTGTAATGTTGACAACTGCTCATAGATTAGTTGTACCTAAAACAGTCATTGCACCAGTCGTTGATATATTAACACCTGATAAATTTCCTGTAGCACT